GTATGCACACTATATGCACTTGGCAGAGTCTCAATGTGTTGTTAAAGAACACCAAGAACCAATCAGCAGAGATTACCATTGGCGAGTTCCTTGAAGGCGTGGTATGTGTTATTGTAGACGAAGTACACATGGCCAAAGCTGATGCACTAAAAACCTTGCTCACAGGCGTCATGGCAGAAGTGCCAATTCGATGGGGATTAACTGGTACCATACCCAAAGAAGACTTTGAGTTTCAGGCCATACATGTAAGCCTGGGTCCAGTGGTAAGCAGGTTGGCCGCCGCTGAGTTACAGGACAAAGGTGTGTTGGCGCAGTGCCATGTAAACATTGTACAGTTGGTAGATCATGTTGAATACAACAACTATCAAAGCGAATTAAAATACCTGCTGGAAGAATCGGGACGGTTGGATACCATGGCCAGTCTAATACAGCAGGTCAACGAAACAGGCAACACTCTTGTGTTGGTGGATCGTATCACCGCCGGGCAAGAGTTAGTCAAGCGACTGGGCGAACGTGCTGTGTTTGTATCAGGTGCAACCAAAGCAAAGGACAGACAAGATGAATATGATGAAGTGGCTGAAGCTACCGATAAAATTATTGTTGCTACTTACGGTGTGGCCGCTGTTGGTATTAACATTCCTAGGATTTTCAATCTGGTTCTTGTGGAACCCGGAAAGAGCTTTGTCCGCGTTATACAGAGTATCGGGCGAGGTATTAGAAAAGCAGAGGACAAAGACCATGTCCAAATCTGGGACATCACCTCCACCTGCAAGTTTGCCAAGCGACACTTAACCAAGAGAAAACAGTTTTACAAAGAAGCTCGTTATCCTTTTACACACGAAAAGCTAGAGTGGATGACCACATAATGGGCAGTTTATTTCGTGAAGTTGGGCAGTATCTTGTGGGAGATTTTAAACCGCACGAAGTCATAGTAGAGCTGGGTAGCGACCGTTGGGAAGGCAGCACAGCTTATTTTGCCGACTTGGCCAACACTCACAGCACTAGATTGATCACAGTGGACATTGATCCTGAAGCATATCACCGCGTGATCAAAACTGTAAATAAAAATCACATTGAAAGAGTGGAGTTTGTTTGCGCAGAAGCCTCTGAGTGGTGTTGTAGATTTGACCAACAATCCAAAGAAATCAAGGTCTTGTACTTGGACAACTTTGATTGGGATTGGGAACCAAACAAGCCCAGCGAAGAAATCCAAAAACAACAAGCCTGGTATAGAAACATAGGCATAGACATGACCAACCTCAACTGTCAAACAAATCATTTGGTACAAATGATAAATCTATTACCTAGCATGGCACTCAAAAGCATTGTGTGTGTCGACGACACCTATGAGCACAATGCTGTGTACACAGGCAAGGGTGGTGCTGTGGTGCCATTTTTGATAGCCAACGGTTATCAAATAATAAAATCTGGCGATTACGGAGTAATCCTTGGTCGCGGAATCCGTAATAATATTGTATAATGAATAACATGAAAATACTGACACTAGACAACAAAGCCTATGATTTAGATACGCTACCCGAAGAAGTAGATGACATGAGGTTTGCTATTCTAGATAACTCTGATCCCAGCGATCCAGACTATCACTACATTCCATTGATCTTCTTGGAAAGTTTTAACTCGCCTGCCTTGGTATTACAAATTGGAGAGCATCGTGTTAAAATGCCCATTGACTGGCAAATACTCATAGGTGAACCCGACCTTGGCGACTTGGAAATGCTTCCGCTGACATCGATCAATGATCGTGGATTCAAAGCCTTTCAGTTTAATCCATTGACATCTTTCCGTCCCAGCTTTCTTGACATTGAGATAGTAGACGTATATCATGATGTCGCTTGGTATGCGCCCAAACTAAAAAACGGTCAGATGCTGTGCATACCTCTCAATAACGACTCTGAACCTGACTGTGTTTACTTTGTTAAAGACATCAGTAGAAACTGCGAAATAGTAGATTACAACAAAGCCTGGTAATGGAAAAACTGTCAATACAAAACGAGATGTCGTGCTTTGATCGTAAGGATCGTGATTTCTACGATGGACTCACCGACGAAGAACGTAAAAAGTTTTCTAACTATCTCATGATACGTTGGGGATCCGGTGTTCAGGGCAGTCGTGAACTACAAGAGTTCTATGTCATTGCCACAAACGAACGCCTTAATAAACATTTTTTTGCTGTAAACAAACATCCCAAACTACAGTGGCTCATGGCTACCTCAGTAAGTCCAGGTATGGGCGCACATCGTCATCAATGGATTGCTCCCAAGAAAAAAGATTCAGGTAACAGCGAAGTAAAAAAAGCATTGATAGATCTGTACCCTGCAATGAAGATGTCAGACATTGACGCTTTGGCTGCAATAACAACCAAAGCCGACATCAAAGAACTATTAAAACATCAAGGAAAAGTAGACTAATGTATTCAGTATATCAACACTGGGATCCCTTAAAAGTTTGTTTGGTTGGAAAAACATATCCTCCTGAATTTTATTCTTGGATCAAGGATGCCAACACACGTAATCGTTTTGAGAAGTTGGCCGAAGAAACAGAAGAAGACTACCAAGGTTTGATCAAACTGTTGACTGAAAAGTTTGGCGTTAAAATACATCGTCCTAAGTTTCCTAAAAACTTGGAAGATCTGTACATCAACGGCAAGTGGGTGCAACCACCTACTGCTCCCAGAGATTACTTCTTGATGATTGAAGATCGTTTTTGGGTTCCCCAGGTACCCAATGCCAGTCATGCGTGGAGTGTGTTTTATAGACAAAACAAACCCGCACATTGCCCTGACTATGTACGACCGGGAGACTTTTATGAAGCCTGGCCCAACTATGCCACTGAGATCCAGGAAAAGTTTACACAGTTCTGCAACACAGATCAGCAACACCTTGATGGCAAACTAAACTTTTACAATCATGTATTTGATGAAATCCGGGCACAGGGCAATGAAATAGTCTATACCGATTTGGATTTTATCAATGGCTGTTTTGTAAGTCGCATTGGCGAAAACTTGTTTTTTGCCACGCAGACGTACCATGACGACAAGCAGGCCATACTGGATCAAGTCAACCAACTGTTCCCTCGCACAGTAAACCGTGTGGTCAACTCAGGCGGGCATGGTGATGCTGTGTACTGCCCTGTGACTCCAGGATTGATTATCAGTTTAAATGATGTACCAACTTATGCAGATACGTTTCCTGATTGGGAAGTAGTTTACTTGCCACCCAGTAACTACTCTCACATGAGAGAGTTTGAGTTTTCAATGAAGCGAAACAAAGGACGTTGGTTCATGCCGGGCTTTGAGCAAGACAACAACCTTATTCACATGGTAGACCATTACTTTGATGATTGGGTTGGGCAAGTCAGTGAGACAGTGTTTGACGTAAACATTCTCATTGTTGATCCAAAAAACATTGTAGTATCAACACACAACGATCGTGTGGAAGCAGCCTGCGCTCGACATGGTATTGAAGTTCACGTGGTACCATTCCGGCACAAATATTTTTGGGATTGTGGCATTCATTGTGTTACCAACGATATTTCAAGACAAGGCACTGTACAAAACTGGTTCAAGTAAGCTATAATAAATCGTGCAAGCAGTAAAGTATACATGTCAGTATTGTAAAAAAGATTTCCAAAGAGAGACCAGTCTCTCTGTACACCTCTGCGAACAAAAACAACGTTATCAAAGCAAAGATGAACTGGGAGTGCGACTGGGACTGCAAGCGTATCTAAGATTCTATGAAATGACACAGGGCTCGGCCAAGCTAAAAACTTTTGACGACTTTGCTACCAGTCCTTACTATCGAGCCTTTGTAAAGTTTGGGCGTCATTGTATTGCTATCAATGCTGTGAACACTTCAAGATTTGTCGACTGGGTGGTTGAAAAAAATAAAAAGATTGATCATTGGTGTCGTGATTCAGTATACACAGAATATCTGACAGAATACATGCGCAGAGAAAGCGTTAACGATGCCCTGGCTCGTGCCATAGAGTTTTCGATCAAGTGGAGTGAAACTCATGGGCATCCATCTCATGATGTCTTGCGATATGGCAACAGCAATGCCATTGCCTATGCAGTGAGCACAGGACGTATCAGTGCCTGGATATTGTATAACTGTGAATCGGGACAGCGTTTTCTAGATGCATTGGATCAAGAACTGTCAATCGTTTGGCCCTGGATTGACCCTGAGTTTTGGCAAAAGAAGTTTAGAGATTATCCGGCAGATCAAGAATATGCCAAAGAAATATTATCCAAGGCAGGATGGTAATGAGCGCAGACGTAGACATTGATCTTGCAGATAGAGAACAAGTGCTGAAGTTAATACAGCATGTTCCAGCACGACAAACAGTAGACAACAAAGTGCGGCGTCACAACTCTGGTGTGTATATCACAGAAATACCTAGAGATCCTGTAAATCGTTGTGCGGCCATAGACTATCAAGAAGCCGAACAGCGTGGGTACTTCAAGATTGATTTGCTAAACATGACTGTGTATCAGCTGATACGTGATCAGGCTCATTATGATGAAATGTTGGCACAAGAGCCACCCTGGCATAGACTGCAAGAGCGTGAGTTCTGTGAAAAGATTGTACACATTGGCAATCACTATGATCTAGTACAACAACTGCAACCCAATAATATACCCAGAATGGCTATGTTACTGGCAGTGATACGTCCGGCCAAGCGTCATCTTGCACAGGGAGGGTGGCCTGTGATTGCTCAAGATATTTGGACTCGCCCTGTAGACGACAGTTATTTTTTCAAGAAAAGCCATGCGGTGGGTTACGCACAGTTGGTAGCCCTACACATGAATCTAGTCCATTCTGCGGACTAGAGTTATTGATTTTCGCTTGCTCTTTTTACGAGCTATGTCTATTAGGCTGGTACACGGTCCGTGTAATATTTCAAGATCTTTGTTGACAAAAGTCTTTAAAAAAGGACGAAATATTTCCCAATCGTTTTTCAAGAATATGTTTATAGGTATGCTACGATTTGATTCCCACCACCACTGATTGGCCAGTTCTAGGAAGAGCTTTTTCAGCTCAGGGTGCGGAATGTTTCCAAAGTCATAGATGGTTGTCACTGCATCGTCGCGATTCTGTATCACACCGACGTATTCATTGCCTGCATAGGTGCAGAATGTTATAAAAGGATAGCGTTCTGCTATTTTGACGAAGATCTCTGTGCCCATAAATATCTTAAGGAATTATTATAATGTATTCTACCACTGCCTATTTATATCAGCAAAAACAACAGGTATTATTGATTGATACCAGTGGTGCTTACTTTGACCGGAGGTGGCAACCTGTGTATACAAAAAATCTAAAGATACATCGTGGCGTAGACAACGTCATACTATTTCAGTTCGTTAATCAAGACGAAAAGCCTGTGAATATCACGGGTAGTACCATAACATTCAGATTAATCAGCACTGATGGCAGTATACTGTTATTGAGCAAAGATTTGGAAATCCTAAACGCCACCTATGGACGAGCCAAGGTAACACTGCTGTCAACAGAACTTGACTCCATTGACGCACAGCCTGT